TGATTTGCTGAATGCCGGATGGCAAGTGCTGATGAATGGAAACGCCGAGGAACAGCCTATTCATTCGGACGATCCCCGCGAATTCGGCTACATCCGGACCTCGACGGATGGCCAGCAACTGATCGTGAATCGCCGTGTCGACGTCCCGTTATTCCGAGGAATATGGGAGTCAACCAAGGAATACGTCAAGGGCGATATCGTGCGCCGAGGCGGAGATACGTGGATTTGCAATATCGCCGGCACGAAAGTCGGTCCCGGTGCTTCCAATATTCCAGACTGGACGCTTTTTACGAAGCAAGGTTCACAGGGCGCTGTAGGCAGCAAGGGCGATCCAGGTAAAGACGGAAAAGACGGCCGGCCGGGACGAGATCTCACGCAGGTTGATTACTCCACGGGAAGCAAGCATTGAGTGGACTGATTTCTTTAAAGGAAGCGAAGGCGCATCTTCGCGTCACACACTCCGATGCGGATGAAGATATCGTGGCCAAGATTGAAGTCGCATCTGCGCTAGTTCTGGATTTCTTCAAACTCTCAGCAATACCGGATGCGTGGTACATCAATAGCCCTCAAGAGGTCAATGCACCGGACTATTACAAGAACGTTACGAGTCTCGTGTTGGGCGAACTCTACTTCAACCGTGAAGCCAGTATTAGCAACATCCTCTCTCAGGGAATGCTCGACTTGATCCGACTGAAACGTGACCCCACGGTTGCATGACTAAACCGTTATTGAGTCTCGTTACCGGGAAAGTCGAACGCGATCCATCCTTCGCGCGATTGGTGCGCTCGATTGTGCTGCATACGAAGGTGAACTGGGAACTCGTCGTCAGCGATGCTTCTGAAATCCCTTACGTCTCCGAGTGGCGGAATGTGCGCGTGATTCATGAGAAGCCGCGACTCGGACACGTTCGCGGATACAACCGAGCGTTCGGTGAAGCGAAAGGAAAATGGATACTGTTCCTGAATGACGACGCGGAAGTCTTGCCGAATTACGATTTAGAAGCCATCGCCTTCATGGAAGCGCATCCCGATATCGGACTCGGCGCCCTGCACTATTCCGAAAATGGTGGGCCGTTTCATGTGAATTCCGCATGGGGTTGCGTGTACGCGAACTTCGGAATCTTCCCGCGCTTGCTCGGTGAGGACGTTGGGTTTTTCGATGAAGACATCCGAATGTATGGCGGTGATAACAGCTTCGCGTTTCGGATCTTATTAGCCGACTACGGTATTGCCGATATCCCCACGGCCCGCGTGTTGCATCACGTTCAGAAAGACGAGATCCGTTGTGCCAACGAACTGACGCAACGCAACGATAACGACATCCTGTGTAAAAAGTACATGCCGTTGCAATCCGAATGGACAGCGACCTATCAGAAATATCGCGTGGACACGAGCGGCGGTGAGACGTGGAGTCACGGTATGAGGCCGGAAGCGGTTCGGTAAGTGAAAATCCATATTGGGGCTGGCTCGGTATATCTGACGGATTACGTCAATATCGATGTGCGCGGCCCTAACATCTTTCTTGCGTCCGACAGGCCGGATCTTGTCGAGAAATTACAGACTTCCGAAAGTAACTATTACGGCAAGCATCAGGACAAAACCATCGACAGATTGCGTCAAGGACCGCTTGAGCAAGAGATGGTCGTGGATGCCTATGGTAGCTTCGACAACATCCCTGCGGCCTACTGGTCCGTCTCGGAAGTCCTCACAAGGCACGCATTCGAGCATCTGTCTATTGGCGAGGCGCACAAAGCACTCGACGCGATTGATGAGATCATGGAACCGAACGGCATTCTGCGTATCGACGTTCCGGACCATACCGAGACCGTTCGGCTATTACGTCAAACCGGCGATGCGTTCTATGAAAGGCATCTGCTCGGTCCTCGACGTAATGAGTTTGGCTATCACCTGTGCGGATATTCGAGAGAGCGATTGACTGCCTTAGTCGAAAGCCATGGTTTCGTTTTAGAAGCTGAGGAGCCAAACATTCACTGGTTTCCTGCTTTTTGTCTAAACTTTCGGAAACCCGGACCACGCGCACCTCGAGACTACGTGAAGCTTCCCGAGATTCCCGATAGCTGGAGCGTTCTTGATGTGGGGCCGGGAGCCTACCCGCATCCTCGTGCAAATACCTATCTGGATTGCAATTTGGACAATTTGCGACCACTTCAGGAGCAAGGCAAGCAAGTCATCATCGGCAATCTGATGGAAGGATTATCGGACATTCCGGATAAAGCGTTCGATTACGTGTGGTGCAGTCATGCGCTTGAACATGTTCCAAATCCTGAACGTGCGGCGGCGGCTCTCAGTCGTATTGCGAAACGTGGAACCGTCGTCTTACCGTCCACGTTCAAGGAAATGATGTTCTGCGGCGAGGAGGAAGATCATCGCTGGCAAACACTGCCGAATCCCGCGAATGGTGGACCGCCCATATTCATCCGCAATAACAGCGATTACATGAAGACGCTACGAGATTCCACGGTGCAAAAGATCACATCGCGGTTATATCGGACGGGACCGAACCGGCATGAAGAAGCGCGGTATCTGCGAAAATGGTTCTATGAAAACGAAGAGGCGCTCGACGTGGTGCATCATTGGACAGACGAATTGAAGTTGCAGGTGATTGGGTAATGCGGCTTGTCTGCGTCGATACCTACTATCCTGAAGCAGTAAAAGCGATGCCTGTTTGTAGCGAAGGTTATCAAGTAGGACTCGACAAGATTCTCGCTCGCCAATTCGGAACAGCCGACTTTGTGACGCGCAATTTGCGTCAATTAGGCTGGGAAGCCATCGACATCATCGCGAATATTTGGGAACTCCAGCAACACTGGGCGATGGAAAACAATGTCTCGTCGAGGGATCTGGAAGACATTGCTCTCGCCCAAATCGCAGCCTTCGCGCCCGATGTTGTCTTCGTGCAGGACCTCTCGTTCTTTAGCGTGTCCACGCTGCATCGGTTGCGCGAATCGTATCTGTTGGTCGCACAGCATTCGTGTCCATGGGCGGGAGATGAGCGCGTTCGTGAGTTTCATTTGATCTTCACGTCGTTTCCGCATTACGTCCCGCGCATCGAGGTGCTCGGCGTTCGTGCCGTGTACAATCCGCTGGCATTTGAGTTTGAGGCGATACACAAGCTAGTAAGCAAGCAGTGGGAACGGCGGTATACCGGCTATCCTGACGCATTAAAACGCATTCACGACTGCGTGTTTATCGGCGGTGTCGGCAATCCGAGTCACTGGACGTACGGAATGCAGGTGCTCGAAACTGTCGCGCGCGAAATACCGACATTCAAATGGTGGGGCTATGGCGTGGAGACACTGCCAGCGGATTCGCTTCTTCGGCAGAAGTATCAGGGGCAAGCGTGGGGCCTTGATATGTACGAGATTCTTCTACAGTCGAAGATATGTATCAATCGTCATGGCGAGGTCGCGGAAGGCTACACCAATTGCATGAGGGTATACGAAAGCACTGGCTGCGGCGCAATGCTACTTACGGAAGAGAGCAAGAATGTCTGGGAAATGTTTCAAGCGAATGAAGTCCAGACGTACCTGACACCTGCGCATGCAGTCCACAAGATTCAGCATTACCTCAAGCACTACGACGAACGGGTGACGATTGCGGCGAATGGGCAGAAACGAACGCTGACCGATCACACCTACGCCAAGCGAATGCAGAAAGTATCGGAAGTACTGACGGGGGTGCTGTGCCCCGCGTAAGCGACAGAATGCGTGGCGGAGATGTTGTGCGTAGCCTCTTAGCAAAACCTAGCGAAGTGCGTTATATCGATGGTCAGTGCGTAGTTACACGGTATGCAAAAACCGCTTGGGCGGAGCTTAAATACAGCAAATGGTCGTTGGTAGAAGTTCATATTTATTCGCCCGATGGATATATACGGCAGGTCGATATCCATGCACTAACAAAGTATTGGCTGTCTGACGAAGAAAATGCCGCATGGCAGGCGATAAGACCGCGCGAGGAATGGGAATCTCCGTGTCCAGCATAATGGACTACCGCAGGATCGATCCGTTAGAGGCGGTCATTGTTGCAGCAGAACATGCGAACGCCTGGAAGGATCCAGATATCCCAAAGCTGCAATACGAAATTGCAAGCCGCGAACTCGACAACTACCGTAAGGGGATATCGGTTCCGCCGTTCAATGCGCTGATTCGCTGCTTGCGTCAGATCTCGTTCGGGCCGAAGGTATCGCTACTCGATGTCGGGGCGAGCGCAGGCTATTACAGCGAAGTCTTAAAGATTGCAGGATACGATTTCGACTATACGGCGCTCGACTTCTCGCCGACGTTTAAGGAATTGGCAGAGGAACTCTATCCCGGTATTAGATTTGATCTTGGAGACGCCAGACAGTTGCCCTATGCGCATGATGCTTTCGATATCGTGTTGAGCGGCTGCTGCATGCTGCACATTCTCGATTACGGGCAGGTGATCCGCGAGACGGCGCGCGTCACTTCACGCTATGCGATCTTCAGCAAGACGCCCATCCGATTTGACGCGACGACGTATTTTGAAAAGACAGCTTATGGTAAGCCATGTCTGGAAATCCATTTCAGCGAAGCGGAGTTGCTGGAATTATTCGCGGACTCTGGCTTGCGGCTGATCTATTCGACGGATGTCTATTCCGCAGTGACTGAGTTAGGCGGGTATCGCACGTATCTGTTAGAGAAAAAACATCTCATGCACCATCCGGTCTGATGAGTGGACAGGATACGAATCGGAATCGTTGGTGCGGGGTTTGGAAGCTATGGACTGCTGCCAGCCTTTCGGCGCGATGATCGATGCGAAGTTACCGCGATTGCCACAACATCCCCAGAAACGGCCGTGCGGGCAGCTTCACGACTGGGCATCCCTCGTCCATTTGCGTGCTGGGAAAAGCTGGTTCGCTGTGACGAGGTGGATGCGGTTGCCATTGCGACACCGCCAATCTTTCAACCGGATATTGCTATGGGGGCACTCTCCATCGGAAAGCCCGTGTTTGCCGAAAAGCCATTGGCGGCGAATCTTGCCGAGGCCGAAACCCTCGTGACCGTGGCGGAGACATGCGGAGTGGCGAATGTCGTGGATTTTCTATTCCCGGAATTGACTGTTTTTGCGAAGGCAAAAGAACTGATGAGTCAAGGTTGTATCGGTACTCCGCTGCACATTGCGGCGGAATGGATATTCTGGAGTGCCGATCATCGCCATAACGCTACGACGTGGAGAACCGACGCGCGTTCTGGTGGCGGTGCGCTCTCGCATTACGGCAGCCACATGATTTACTACCTTCAATGGTTCTTTGGCCCGATCGCCTCTGTTACTGCTAGAGTCACCAAGCCTTTCGACTATCGGCATTCGGGAGACACGATCGCGACGCTGATGATTACGTTTGAGAACGGAACGGCGGGAACGCTCACGGTGAGTTCGGGGAGTCCCACGGCGGCGCGACATTCCGTTGAGATTCTAGGAACTGCTGGGACCCTGGTGTTATCCAATGCCACGGAGAATCCGGTATACGGCTTCACGCTACAGCATCACAAAGGCCACGAGGCCGCAGGCGATCCGATCAGCGAACCGGAAGAAACGGGTGTCGATTGTCGGGTGCGGCCGGCATCTCAGATTGTGCAACGATTCATTGATTGGATTCTGACAGGAAAGCAAGCACGGCCATCATTTCGCGACGGTCTTGATGTGCAGCGCGTTCTTGAATCGGCGCTTCAGTCGAGGTCCGCATGAAGAAACTCGGCATGATCCGTGATCCACGGTTAAGACTGCGTCGTGCGATCCCGGTGATGGAAAAACGTTTCGGCGATGAGATCTTCCTATGGTCTCGGCCGCTTTCTCTTTTCGGAACAGGCCGGTCTTTCGGTGAAGCCGCGGAGGATTTCGCTAGATCCGTAGTGGAGCTGTATTGGCTGTTGAAAGAATCCGAACTGGGACCGGGATTGATGCGTGAGTGGAAATTCGCGCAGCAGTATATCGAGGAACGTGAAGCCGCGTGAGAATCGCAAGATGCTACAGGCCTGACAGGAAAACCCAGCCGAGAAAAAGTGCCCATACCACATACAGTGCGGTACAAGTCAGAATCGCGCCGATCATGCGCAGCCAAGTCATCTCTTCCTGTTCCATAGGTCAATTATAATGCAGGCGATAGCGTGAGAATCTCCCTTCTCTCAACAGACGGACGCGATGATATCGTTGAAGGATTCATCAAGTTCGCCGAAAGATTCTGGCCCGACAGACCATGGCCTATCGACGTTATCGCGGGTCATCCCGAAGGCTCATACAGTAAAAGAATCACGTCGTATTTGAAATCGATACCGGACGAAGTTTTGATGATGGCGATTGATGATTTCTGGCCACTCGGCGTGGATCAAAAAGCGATTGATCGCGCCTATGAGCACATCTTGAATAACAAATCCGTCGGAGCGATTCATTTACTTCCCTGCGTTAGTACCGGCGCGGATTGTCCCGAGCTCCCAGGCTTTCGACATATCGACATTCGCGACTCCGACAGAAGTTCCGAAGGTGCGTTCCTGACACGTCGGCAGTATATGTTGGAGATCACCGAGAATATCGGTTCCCGGCTGACCGAAGAGCAGGATGCGGGAATTATCGGCATGACCTATTGGGAACTGAACGCCAATCAGATTGGATCGCATTGGGATGTGTTATGCCCATATGCGACGGTTCACGTCTTCTCACGCATCAATGCTGCCGCCGAAGCGCAATGGCGGGAAGAGACAGTGGCGTTGGTGGCCAAGATGGGAATCGATCTGGATATGACGCGGCGGCCGTTATGGGACGGCAAGTTCCCACACTGGGATGCGTGGAGCCGCCTACCCTCGCAGGTGTAGTAAGGTCTCTGTGTCCCCATGGACCACACAATACGTCTTGCCTAATTCCATGCTTGGCTTCGATATGGGACCTTTGCAGGAAGAGACACAGAGACAAGCGATTATAGATTGACGATGCGACACTACGCGATTGAAGTGGTTAAAATAACGTGATCTTGTCGAAATCCTCGTCGCTCTCACGCTTTAATATAAAGCAGTCATGCGGCCACCAATTCGCGGCGTCATCGCCCTTACAGAGATAATGCTTGCCAAGAAACTCATTCAGTTGCTCTGGAGAACGACGGGTAGTGAACCATGGCCCGTCGTAATGTTTCGCAATGGCGAAGCCTTCATTGCAGAACTTGCAAACGATATATAGCCGATCATTGGCCATGCGTCATTATTGCACCCTATTCGATTCAAAATATCTCCCGCAAGGCCTGGCTCTCTATGATTCGCTGGTGAAGCATTCGAGCGAAGCTTTTACACTGTGCGTTCTTGCGATGGATACTGAAACGTTGCGGACGCTCCAGTCGTTGAATTTCCAGAACGTCCTACCGATGGACGGTCGCTCCTTTCTACTGAATCAGCGAATAGATCGAACTTGGCAGGAATTTTGCTGGACGTGTGCTTCAAATTTGGCGGAAGACGTAATGGATTGGGCAGATAAGGACGTGGACGATCCTTGGTATTTGGAACATCTTACCTATATCGACGCCGACTGCTATTTCTTCAGTGATCCCAAAGTGATCTTCGACGAGATTGGCGACCGTTCCATTGCCGTAATTCCGCACCGTCTCATCCCTTCAAAGAAGCATCTTGAAGTGAATGGGCAATTCAATGTGTCGTGGGTCACGTTCAAGAATAACGACGTCGGCCGCGAGTGTCTGTCGACATGGGCAGCGCAGTGTCGTGAGCGGTGCTCGGCAAAGATCGGGTGTGGCGATCAGAAATACTTGGACGAATTTCCAGTAAAGTACGGCGATGAACTCTGCGTGATTGAAAACATCGGCGCGGGTCTGGCGCCGTGGAATCTCGCGCATTACACACTGACCGAAGGGCCAAAGGTGGATGGCAACGACGTCGTGTTCTACCACTACCATGAATATCTGCATGGTCAACGTCTGACGAATTACGAACTGCGCGATGAAGACGTGAAATACATTTACGCGCCTTACTTCGCCGCAGTCTCTCGCGCACAAGAAACTGTTGCTTCGACAATTCATCTACAAGCCTGAACACATCGGGCTAATTCAGTGGCCATCCGGTGAACTGAGACTCGAAGGCATCGAGATCACGGATGATCCACACTCCGCCGACATCTTCGTTTGTCCTGGCAACATCCGGCTCTTTGAAGCAACGGCGGGTACTGGCATATTGGATCACGCGAGGCTCTACAGCCTTCCGTACTTCGCTGGTAATGAATCGCGTCACGTCTTCTTCGATTGCTCGGACAATTTCAAAGCGGCGATTCGTCTGCCGATCCTGTTTCTCAAGTGCGATGCCCGAACGTGGATGCTGCCGCACGATCCGGGAACAATTCAAATCGCGTGGCCCGTCGAAGATTATGCCGAATGTATGGAACTGCCGGATCGTGGCTTCATTCATGACATTAGCTTCCACGGATGGTTGTCCACGGATACGCGCACGGCGTCCTCGAATGCGTGCCTGGATAATCCCAAGCTTAAAGCAGACATTGCGCAATACACGGACTTCTTCGGATACCGTAAACCAGAAGATCCCGAATACACGCGGCGCCGTGCAGCGTTTCGCCGGAGCATGAGAGACAGCCGATTAGCACTGTGTCCCGAGTCGATTCCTGGCGTGCTGCCGTACCGATTCTTTGAAGCGATGAGTGCGGGCCGGATTCCATTGCTCGTGTCGAGCGATTACGTCCTTCCGTTCGCAACCGAGATACCCTATGACGATTTCATCATCCGCGTTGAAAGCCGAGATGCTTCCCAGGCGGATGCTGCGGCCTTGGCTTACCTTGACGGGAAAGCCGACCACGAACTGATCGATCGCGGGTTAGAAGCGCGGCATTACTGGCTCAAGTATCTGGATGCGCGGCGCTGGCCGGAGATTATGAGTTACGCAGTGACCAAAAAATTAGAAGCGAGAGGAGAATATGAATCAACATCGCCACAAGCACGAGCATTGTAAGCACGAGCACATGAAATATTGTTCTCATTGTGATCGTCCGTACTGTGTGGACTGCGGACAGGAATGGAATCTGTATCAGCCATATCTGACATACTCAACGCCATGGGTTACGGCATATTCATCGACAGGCACTGTGACCACTAGCGCACCAGACGTGAAAGTAAACATCCCGGAGATTAGCTGTTCACACGTAACCGTCAGTTGAAATGACACCCGATCAAATCTCCGACTATGACGCCTTCGCCGATCTTCAGGAACAAGCCGAGGCGTATGAAGCTGACGCGGCGGACTTACAAGCTCAATATCTCGTTGCCGTCGAACTCGCGCGACGATTCCGATCGGAAGCGAAAGTGATTGCCGAGCGATTAGGGCTGACGTGCTAGTCGTAATCGATAAGACCCATCTTGTTCATGACAATCAACGCTGAGCCGACATATCGCCTGATCTCGACATACGGGCCGGAGCCGAAGCCGCGCTCCTTCTCTTGGGCTATCAGTTGCTCCCAACGTGCATCTGCCTCCTCTGGAGGAATGAAGCCGTCGGCCATCTCGATACGGTAGACGCCTTTAGCAATAGTATTGGTGAGTTCATCCCATTTCATTTTATGAAGTATAGCGAATGACCGCCGAGCGGAAATACGCATTGCTTCAGGCAAGCGCCTTGATCTTTGCCGAGACCTTAGATCACATGGACCCGAATGACCATATGTCGGAAGAGGATTTAATTGAATCCGCAGTAGCGCGCGCTCGGTTGCTACTTGCCGAGATTGAACGACGCGAAAAGGAATGAGCCTCGACACTCGCCTCGTTGTCGTTTCGTGTCCTCGTCGCGCACCGATTCAGCAAATCTGGTGGGACTGCTTTAAGAGAAGCTGGCCGGACTGTCCATTTCCCGTTACGGTCCTATCTCCTGAGATAGACCTCGGGTGGAATGCGAATCTCATCACGTTACTAAATACATTGTCAGAACAATTTGTATTGCTGGTGTTGGACGACAATTTTATCGAGCCATCGCTAGACTTCGAAGGTCTGCGCTGCGTTATCTTGATGATGAACGAACTGCCTGACATCGCATTAGTAAAACTTCAGGCGGGCGCGGCACATGCTCCTGAGCTTGAGTTTCCCGACTGGGACCGTATCCGCGAATACGATCGGGCGCACCATCCGTTCAAGAGAACAAACTTGGTCCCGACACTCTACCGTCGCACATGGTTGCATCGCTTATCGAGTGCGGTGCTTTCCGAGATTGGTCCTGCACGGGATGTTGGAAGAAACGGTGCGATTGAATTTGAAATGACAGGAACGCTACTGACGATGAATGCCGAGAACTGGCCCGAGCGCATGATGGGCGTGCATCGGCCACTCCCTGGAGGTAACGGCGGCGATTCGTTTCTGACGTGCTTGGCGAATGATGCGGTGCTGGAAGGAAGAATGCGACCGATTGACGTCTTGCAGAATCTCTGCGTGGGCGTGCCGGGGATCGAGGCGTTTCTGTGAAATGCTGCGGCCATATACCACACTCGCCGAAGTGTCCGCGCTTACGCGAAATCGCTAGGCTGGAAAAGTCTGGTATATGCGCGACATGCGGATCAAAGAAGAATCAAGACAAGGCGTGGGATTCACATGTGGGCTTAGTTCTCACAAGTAGCGTTTGCCCAAAAGGTCATTCAAATACGCTGTCATGGAGCCATCCGACCAACAGCGATCTACGCTATTTCGGATTAAGAAAAGCTTAATGATCTATGCTCAAGCCCATCCCGTCTTGCTACGAGAGATGATTGAAGAACGCCTCGCGCAAGCACCGGCGCCGACCTATCCCTATCCGCTCGGCTATGTCACTTGGACGGCGGATGAAATCTTAGCGGCGCTGGATTGTCTTTGCGATCGCATGACGACCATGTGGACGAAGGTCGAAGACTTTGAGCGGCAATTCGGCGACTATCTCGGATCTCAGCGGGCCGTGATGGTGAACTCGGGCAGCTCGGCAGACCTCGTGATGATGCTCGTGGCGCGTGAACTGGGAATGCTCCAGCGCGGCGATGAGATTCTGATTCCGGCCGTCACTTGGCCGACGCAGGCATGGGCGGCAATTGAGGCGGGATTCTCGGTGCGCTTCGTTGATGTGGAAGTGTCTACATTGAACACCTCGCCGGCGATTCTTGAAGCGGCCATCACACCAAAGACGAAAGCGATATTCCTCGTGCATCTGATGGGCAATCCATGCGAGATGGACGCGATTCAAGAACTCGCCGACCGCCACAAGCTGTTGATCTTCGAGGACTGCTGCGAAGCCCTCGGTGCGGAGTTTGATGGTCATAAGGTGGGAACTTTCGGAACGGCCGCCGCGTTTTCATTCTTCGCCTCGCATCACATATCGACGATGGAAGGCGGCATGATCACGACAGAGAGTGCGGAGTTTGCGGAAGGCTGTCGATTGATGCGCGCTCATGGCTGGGCCCGTGACATGCGCTATCGGCTGAACGATGTTGATGTTCTGACGCGGTATGGATGCGTGGATGATCCGCATTATTTATTTCTCGCGATGGGGTTTAACTTCCGGCCAACGGAACTTCAGGGCGCGATGGGGCAGGTACAGCTCGAAAAACTCGACACGATGAACCGATGGCGCGAGACGAACGCGATGGCGATTGCGAATCAGTTTCGAACAACGAACGAGCACACCGTAGAAGCCTTGATGCCGACGAGCTACAAAGCCACGCCTGCATGGTTTGGTCTGCCCTTCGTGATTAAAGAAAAGATGCCCTACACGCGAAGCGATGCGGCGCGGTATTTGAAACAGTACGGAGTCGATACTCGGCCGATCGTCGGCGGAAATCTCATGAGGCACCCGGCGTTTTGGAAGTATCCGAACATGGCAGCAACGGCATTGCCTGGAGCGAATGCGCTACACGATCGCGGCTTTTATGTGGGGCTTCCACCCTTTGAAACATCGATGAGCGGATTGGCGGGACTGCTCAGCAATATGGATTCTTATCTGCGATGCGCTTAGCGGTTGCTACGTGCTGGGCCTATCGGGATGCGCTATTGCCGTTCTTCTATCTGCTCGATAAGTTCTGGCCGACGCATCCGGAAGTGACGATTGTGACGGATGAATGGTGCGGTGAGAGCTACGGCGCCGACGTGTATCAAGGCGGACGAAAGACGTGGTGTCAGATCCTCGCGGGATATGCGAAGGAAGCGAAAGAGACCATTTTGCTTTTTCAGGACGACTTTTTCCTTACGGGTCCTGTAAGACAAGACTTGATCGATCATGGATTACAGGAGATGAATATCTATGATGCAGGATGCGTTCGGCTTTATCCGTGCCCTGGAGGAATTGAACGTTACGGCGATCCCTACTTCGAAATTGTCCCGCCTGGAACGCGATATAGAATTAGTTGTCAGGTTTCACTGTTCAAACCGGCCTACCTCTATACGATTGCCAGTAAGTGTCACGACCACGGCGAGGCATCGGACTTTGAAATCAATGGGTCGATCTATTCCTGTGATCTGAAAGAGCCAGTACTAGCGTTCAAGGAAAAACTCTCGCCCACTCCGCTCAATTACCTGGTTAGCGCGATTAGCCGTGGAAAATGGGAGCCAGCAGCCAGGGACTTATGTGAGCTTTACGGAATTCCAGTTGATTGGTCGCAACGATTATTTACTGACGCTGTCGATCAGTGATGTTCTTTCGATGTATCACATTGTAAATCGTTTGACATCCAACCTTAAATCTTGCAGCGAGGGCTGGGCCGGTTTCCTTGCCGCTGGAATACGCCTCGCGGATTTCATCACGTTCAGATGGACTTAATCTCCGAGCACTACCGAATAGCGGTTCAATGTGGTGCTCATATCGATACCGAAGCTTATCGAAATTCATGTGCATTCGGTCTGCCCAATCTCGAAGCGACATTGTTTCTCCGTCATGAGTAAGCATTACAACGTCGCGTCTATTGCGGTTCTGGATTACGCGGGTAGTCCACCGACAATTCCCTGGCTCATAGTTGCCATCATTATTTATTCGGTCAATCGTGAATCCGTCTGGACATGGACCCATGTCTCGGTAAAAAGCCATGAAGTCCTTCTTCCATTCGTCGCACATGGTAATTCCGCGCTCACCATAGTTCTTGTATGCGGGCTCCTTCGGATTAAAGCATCGCTTCTTTATTCCAGACCAGATCCTGTATTCACGTTTATGAACCATGCCGTGAACATAATGTCGTTCAGCGGCAAGTTGATTTTTGCGACAGGGACAGCTTTTCTGTCTGCCGTTTGTAAGGTTGTGACCAATCACGGTCCATTCCTTGCCGCAGTCGCATGAACAGAGCCATTGAATGCGGTTTTGCTTGGTTCTTTCTGCAACGATCGACAAGACAAGTAATCGGCCAAAGCGTTGTCCAGTGATATCTTTGAACTTACCCATGATGTCTCCTTGGGACGTTGTGGCTAGAGCCGCTCGCAGGTGTTGTCAGCACCTCGGCGGCTCGTTCATTTTACCATGCAATTAGTTTCCGGGATTCTCATAACGAGGGGCCGTCAGCAGTGGGCGGCTCAGGCATTGGAGTGCTTCCTTTCCCAAACTTATCCAGAAAAAGAATTAGTTATCGTTGACGACATGGACGATGTCTCCTTTCCGGTTCCGCCAAAGTATCCCAACGTGAGCCACGTTATCTTGAGGGATAGACTGGCGATTCCGCAAAAGCGAAATCACGGTGTACGGATTTCGACTGGCGAGCTTATTGCGAACTTCGATTCAGACGATTGGTCTGCACCAACGAGGCTGGCCGAGCAGGTCAAGCTGTTAGAAGAATCCCACATGAGCATCACTGGATATCACAGCTTGCTCTTTTACTCCGCTGAGTACGGCGTATGGAAATTTGTAGGTCGAAGTCAATTTCCAATGGGAACGTCATTGCTATTCACGCGTGAGTTCTGGTCGCGTCATCCGTTTGAGCGCGATCCGAATTCGGAGAACGAACACACTGGCGAAGACGGCATGTTTTCGAGGGCGGCGCGACAAGAAAATGCAGTGATCTCGATTGACGCTGAATCACGAATGGTTGCGAGAATTCATCCGGGCAACACGTCGGTAAAAAACATTCATGATCGCTCGCATCAAGAATGGCATCGCTGGACGGGTGGATTGCCGACAGGGTTTACGCCGTGAATGCCGGCCGCCGCACGGACCTCATTACCTTTGAAGGCCGTGTCCTAACCAATCTGGCGAATGGCGGCATTCAAACCACCTGGAGCGCTCTCACGGCAAACGGCGGATTCACGGAATGGGCCGAGCCGTTACGCCAGTCGGAGACCGTCGTGCAATTCACGATTCCGTATCGTCCGGGAATCACGCCGGCCTCACACCGGATTATCTGGGACGGCGCGATCTGGAATATATCGAGTGCCATCCGCGATCCGCGAAATATCGATCTCCGGATTTCCTGCGACTTCAGCATGATGGTTGAAGTCACGACCATCCAAAGCACCGAACGCGAATTCATCGATGGTATTCCTATCGTCGCACGTCCGGAATGATCGATGACCGCCGTCACGCACAAGTTACAAGAGACCATTATCCGCGCCTTGAGGACCATTCTCACGGCCTGGGAAGAATGGCTTAAAGCGCAAGTCACGAACTAAACCCTTAACCACAACCCAAGCACGCGGGTCGTCACACCGGCAAGCCATGGCAGCCGACAACACACCCATATGCCCCCTTGGGATTTTAGAAATCCCCTGGAGGGACTATGGCCACAAGTGCCTTTTTAGGGTCGCAAACCCTACTCAAAATAGGCAACGCGGCTTCACCAGAAGTCTTCACGACAATCGGTGAAGTCACGAGCATCGGGGCAATCGGGCAACGGAATGACTTAGTCGAGGTAACCCACATGTTATCAACGGCTAAGGAGTACATAGGGGGCCTCCCGGACGGCCTCGAAATGGACATCGTCTGTAATTATTTGCCGACGAACGTGCAGCAACAGACGGCATATTTCAAAGTCGCTGCGGGAACTGTAGCGAATTTCCGGATGGTCATGCCTACCGGCGGTAGTTCGTTAACGTTCTCATTCGCTGCGCTCGTCATCGGCTGGACGGTCGGGCCGCTGACGCCGAACGAAGCGTACAAAGTGACGTTTACCTTGAAGATAAGCGGCGCCATATCTGGCCCGAACTAGACTGAAGAGACTCCTTAGCCTAGCAGCGCGGCTTTACGTGGTCGCGTTGCTAGGGTTAATACAACACAGGAAGGGTTCATGAGCAGTAACGGAAACGGAAGAATTAATTGGGCCGCGAAACGAAAAACGAAAGACATCTACATCGACGAAATCGAGGACACGATTCGCATTCGTGCCTTATCTGCAAAACAGCTAGACAACCTCAGCGATGAAGATCGGACGAAGACGGTCTATTTGATGGCACTGTCGATTGTGGATAAAGATCTACAGCCCATCTATACCACCGAAGAAGATATGGCGGAACTCACGGAAATGAGTATCGCCGTCCGCAAGAAGATCAGTGATGAGATCGGCTTACTCAACGGCTTCAGCAAGGAGGCGATTGATGAAGCCGCAAAAAAATCCGAAGCCAGCCAGAGTACCGATTCCGTTTCCGTCTAGCTGGCTATCTCGGAAAGTCGTTACGTGAGATCGATGCGATGCCCGCGCATGAATTGTTTGAATGGATGGTTTATGAAAGCATCGAACCCTTCGGGGATCGGCGCCGGGATTTTCAATTCGCACAAGTGATGTCACTGATGCTCAATCTCAATCGCACGAAGAAGAGTGACAAGATGTGGAGTCCCGCAGACGTCATGCCGAAGTGGGATGCGCCATCTCCGAAACCGCAAACCCGAGAGGAGCAATTTCAAATGATGAAACTCTTCCAGGGATTCCAGGAAGCACAGGGGAATCCAGAGGCGAAGCCGAGTTAGGGTTCGCAGGTGTTATCCAGCTCGCACAGGGGCTGTCTATTACGTTCAGCAATGCGGCGAGCCGCATCATAGCGACGTGCTTCGGCTTGTCGAGCCCGTTCAACGTATTGTCGATTGAGATCTAATTGATGAGCATATGCCGCTTTCGCTTCATCATCCCAGCCCACAATCTTATCGGTGACGTGACTGATATTGAGCAATAGCAAGACGATCAAGAATCCAAGAGCAACCCCACCAGCCGTGATTAACATTTGTCTCATGTGCAGAGCATACGCTTAATATGGCGACTTTTCGACTCATCGGCTGGTCTGAGTTCGAAGCGCAATTGCAGGAACTCGACGCGAGTCTGCAACGTAAAGGACTCATTGAAGTTGCTGACGCTGCTGCCGATATTCTCGTGGATGCGGCCCGAGCCATAGCGCCGCGCAGTAAAGACGGTAGCCATATGGCAGACCGTATCAAGAAGAGAGTATCCAGCAAAGACAATGGCATTCATAGAGTGACAGTAGATGTCGGGCCGGATGCGAAAGATTTTCACGCATTGTTTGTAGAGAAGGGCACGAGGGAACGCTTCTACAAAAAGGGGCGTAAGGGAAGCTCGTCAGGAGTAATGCCGGCGCATCCGTTCATGGCACCGGCGTTTGACGCCAACGTGGACCGGATGACTCAGGCGATTCAAGAGAAGATGCAGGACATTATTGATCGGGTGACGGCATAAATGGCTGACGCAGTACTGAAAAGTTTAGCGGTCCCGATAAGCCTATCGACGGATCAGTGGAGCGCGGGTTTACAGCGAATCCAGCGGGACGCAAAGAGTCTAGAGAACGATCTGAAACCGCTGGCGGACCCTCTCAAATCGGCAGGCGTTGAGGCGAAGAAGACAGGCGAGTCGATGTCGAACTCCTTCCGCAACGCCAGTACTGCCGCAAAAGATCAAGTCCGATGGCTCAATGAAGTTGAGGAGGCGACGAAAAGACTCGACGCTAAATTCGATGCTGCCGACCGATCCGTCCGCGCGTTCGTTAGGAGCACGGACGAATTTTCTACTCTCGGCGATCCTCTCTCTGAGTTTGGCGATGATTTTTCTCAACTGGGTGCTGCTGTCGAGAGCAGCACCGCAAAAATAACGCACTCATTCGGCGATGCTCATGCTGCCGCTTCTGGATTAGAGCAAATGCTGGGCGTTCATTTGCCGCGATCGGTAACGCGATTTCTGGCGGAATCCGAAAGCATCGGCCCGATATTGGCCGGGGCGTTCAGTGCCGTTGCTGTCATTGGGATGATTCAGGTTTTAGAGCAACTGCCCGCCATTTATAAAAAACTGGAAAGCGCGGTTACGGGATGGGACGACACGGCGAAGAAAGCCTATGATCACCAACTCGAGCTGAACAGACAACTCGTGCAGATCCTCCGCGATGCGGAGATAGCCTACATCAAGCTAGACGAGGCGGCGGGACGAATTTCCGGTGTCGAATCCACGAAACGCCAGATCAATGTCTTAGAAACAGAAAAAGCCAGACAGCGAGACATCATCGTCGGTATCCAAGAAGAGATCAACGCGCGGACAAAGTTAGAAGAAGCATCGAAGGCGCTGGGCGGTGTCGCCGCGCTAGGAGCGATGGCAGCCAATATTCTGACAAGTCGAGTGAGCATGTCGGAATTGAAAGAGCAGATGAAGGCGGCTGAAGTCGAAGTCGATAAGTTACAAAAAGCCATGGAGAAATTAGGTGCGGAGGACACGGCGGCGGCTAAGGCGCGTGATGAAGCCAAGGCTAGACGTGAAGTTTCCGGTCTCCTTAGTGAAATCAACTCAAAGCAAGAAACGGCGAAGAAAGACGCAGAAAAATATGCGGAGGCTTTAGCAAAAGCAGCCGACGCGAGTGCGCGGTTATCGAATTTCCTTCATGGTGCTGAGAATGCTTTTGAGGGGCCTATCGCGCGGTTCGCTGACTTAAGCAGGGCCCTGCTGTCGATTGGGCCGCAAGTGACAGCCATTCAGGGCGCCATGGGAATGACACTTGACCCGCTTCTGACGGATGCGGAGGTTCTGAGTAATGCGTTAAAAGGCATTAAAGCGATGACCGACGATGATGCTGCAAAAGCGGCGGCACTTGCGGCAGCACGGGCTAAAGGTGATGCCGAACGCCTTGCCGCGCTGAAGAAGATTCAAGATCAGGGACAGGCGGTCATCGATCAATTCACGAATGATATTTCCCGCATGTTTACCGGAATGATCGCGCAGGGCCAATCCTTCTGGGAAGCGTTCAAAAATCTCGGACGCTCAGCGCTTGCCGCTATCGTGGACATTTTCCTGACAAAATTCATTCACGGGGCGCTGGATAGTTTTGCAACCAGGCTCGGTTCGATCATGAGTGGCACGGGCAAGAATGCCGCAGGTCAGCCACTGACAGGACTCTCTGGGGTTGCCTCTAAAGCCGTGAAGTATGCGCCGGAAGTGACGGCCGCTATCGCAGGTTTCGTTGTCCTGAATAAGTTGATCGGTAACTTTGCGCGCGAGCACAAGGCGCTGACGATTGCATTAACGGGCGGTGTGGGTGCCGTGATTGTCCTGCTCAATGGGTTACACAAACTCGCTAACGAATTTGTCCAGAAGATCCAGAATCCCTTCGCGAAGTCGGTGGAGGGTTTATTCGACAGTCTCTCCGAAGCCCAGCAAATGGGTTCCCTTACTGCGGATCAAGTCAAGCAGTCGCGCTTTTCGCTGGAGAAGATGTGGAAAGACTTCCAAGCCGAAGCCGCGAAGGCCAACAGCACGATCGGTGCGCAAGCGCTCGCCACCATGACGCCGTTTATGAAGACGTGGCGTGAGTGGTTGGACGGACTCGATAAAGCAGCAATCGAATTGGAACGGATGGCCAAGGTTCAGGACTTCATGGCGAAGGTTGGCGATGCGGCGAAAGATAGCGAAGCGCTGAATACAGCCATTTCCAATCTGCAAGCGGCGGGAGTGGATGCGTCCGTCATTGTGAAATTCCTGGGCGGCGATGTGCTGACGATGGTGGATGCCATGATGGCCTTACATCAAGAAATCCCCGATGCCACGAAAGCGATTTACGACTTGGCGAAAGCGACGGGCTTTATGTCGCGCGTAACGGATGCGGCGCAGGATAGTGAAGCGCTGAATAACGCCATCGCTACATTACAGGGCGCGGGTGTTGAAGCGTCGGCCATCGTGAAGTTCTTAGGCGGCGATATTCTCTCGATGGTCGATTCGATGAAGGCGTTACACATGGAGATTCCGGCCGGCATTGCGGGAATCTATGACCTCATCCGCGCCATCGAACGCATCGGTGAGATTGATGACGAACTGACGCGCACCTTCGAGCAACTCTCGTCGGCAATTGTTCAGAAACTCGACATCTTGGATGCGGGTATTGCAGAAGCGACGAAGAACATTGAGGACTGGTCGCGGGAACTCGACGATCTGACCAAAACGCTGGACGATGCCGCACATTGGCAGAAGGTTTACGACGATGCGGTACGTGAATCGGCGGCCAATTATGAAAAGCTGACCAACGAACGGGTGTCGATTGAGAAGCGCATTCAAGATATCACTCAAGATATCGAGCGCGAGAAGTTGGTCGAGGCAGTCAAGAATGCAAAAGCCGTTGGTGCGGTAACCGAGACGCTCGTTAAGACCTTCGCGGGAATCACGAAGGGTGGGCACGCCTTTACCGCAGTGGCCACGACGATTGGCGAGCTCGGCGGTAATACCTCGGCAGTCACGAAGGCCCAGAAAGAACTCGACGATTTCGACGCGGCGATTCGCGCACAACAACAAGCGGCGCGGCTTACTGAACTCGAAACATTAAAGACCCGCTTACCTGAAGTCATCGGGCTGCAGCGGCAAGCTTCCGAAGCTTGGGCGAATGCGTCGGTGGCGGCACAAGAGTCGATCGAAAAGCAGAAGGAAGAAACGCGGGCACGAATTGCCTGGCTGAAGGGCGCGATCGGCGCAACCAAAGCGCACTTGGTAGAACTCAACAACGACAAAGAAGCCACAGAAGCTCTTGCCAAGGCGCTAGGGATTTCGCGTCGAAGTGAATGGGAGAAGATCAACGACACGATCCTTTCCCTTGAGGGACGCGTCGGGAAGCTCATTGAAGAACGCGAGCAATTGGAACTGTTATTCCCGGCCGCTAAGGATGCGAACGAGAGTATTAAAGATCTCATCGCCACATTGAAGTCGGCGCTCCTGACTCCCGCAGAAATCAAGCCGCCGGAAATTAAACCGCCAGAAGTAGCGGCAGTGCCGCCGCAACCCGAGTTACCGACGCCGGCCGCCTCGTCTTTCCCCGGAGGCTACGAAGGCGGGACAGGCGATATCTTCGGTGGAATGTTCTGGAATGGAATTCCCAAGTTTCAGATGGGAACCGATTACGTCCCGTACACCGGACTGTTTCACCTCGAGAAAGGTGAAGCGGTTGTGCCGGCGGATCAGCAGAACAAGAACAGCAATGAATTGGCGGCGTTATTGCGCCGTCTGATTGCTGCAGTTGAAGCAGGGCATACGATCACGATTGATGGAACGAAGATCGGTCGGGCGCAGAATCGGGCCGCACAGTCGGGCGGGTCCAGGTTATTGGCGACCGAGGTACGCCGATGAACCGATGGGCGTTGATTCTGTTTATTCTGCCGTATCCGGGTCAGATCACCGTAATCTCACCCACGTTGCCAGCTATAACTCAAACATCCGGCGACACCATCGCGCCGACAATCACATGGGTCACACCCAACAACGCCGTCTTTTACGGTAACGATGTGAGTGTGCGGGTACTCGCTAAGGACAACTTACGTGTGGTTCGCGCGGAACTATTTCGGGCGGGAAATCCCAATCCCATCGTGGTGAATAGCGAGACGCAATTGCCGAGCGCGGTCATGTATCTGCGCTGGCAAGCCGCCGCTATTCCCGTTGGCACCTACGTCTTGACGGCGTTTGCCTATGACGCTGCGGGTAATCGAAGCCTTCCTGCCATGGTGACCGTGATTCGAAAATGACACCCTGTGCACTCAAAGACAACCTGCTCCGTTTTCTTCAGTAATAGTGATTCGCATATGAAACTCTTGGCCCGCCTGATCTTCTTTTTGCTGTTCGCTACGCCCGCCTGGGCTGCGGTGTATTACGTCTCGCCTTCCGGATTTGGGTCCACCTGTTCCAGTCCTCTACCGTGCACGATTGCAACAGCCTACGCCAAGCCCGTTGTTGCTGGAGACACCATTCGTTTGCAAGACGGGGTATATCAAGGCGCGACTCAAATGCTCTCGTGTTCCGGGGTGAATGGAACGTCGGGAAGCCCGATCACCGTGGAAGCGATCAACGATGGCGGGGCGACGATTGACGGCCAGGATGCGCGGCAGCCGCTCTTTTTTACGAACTGTGATTACTGGGTCATTACGGGAATCAATTTCAAACGCTCGAATGAAGAAGTCGCCGTCCTGACGACGGGTGCGGACAACAACACGTTTCAGCGCGTCATCTTCTACAACGGAAATTCCAGTGGGAACTACGTCACGGTCAGTGTGCGCAATGGGGCGACGGGGAATCTGTTTGAGGACTTTGCGAGCTTCGGAACGGGCCGGGAAGCCCTCCAGTATTACAACGGGTCGGGAACGCTGAACCTGCGGCGGGGCTTCATGCAGTATTCGTACTCGACGAACTCGAATCCCAAATCGACCTTCTTTCCCTCGTATGACGCGAAAAACCTCGTTGCCGACAATCTGATCCTCACCCAGAACCAACAGCCAGGGGCGAATACGTCGCAGTGTGAAGGCATGATCTCGCATCGTTACACGGACGACGGCGGCACGGGTGAGGCGATCCGGAAAGTCAACGTCGAGATGTACGGAACTGTTGCCTACCTCCCAACGGGGGAAAGTTATTGCTCGACCTTATTTGTCGGGCTGTCCAAAATCGGCGATTTCCACTTCACCGATTTGGCCGTCGTTGTCCCAACAGGCCAGACGAAGCAAGCCGTTCAACTGCAAAACTGCAAAACGGCCGAAACGGGTGGCTCCGACTGTGCGGCGCCGGACTTGAGCATCACGAACGCCTCGCTGATCGGTGGAACTGGGGATTCGATTTCCGCTCACTGGACCCAGACAAACGTCGACTCGGCCTCGTCCGTGACGGGCATCTACAGTGGTGGAAACTCGCTTTACATCAACGACGGAACGACTGGCGCGACGATCTGCTATCGATATCAAAACGGGACGCTCACGGCGACTCCCTTGTGGCCGTGGCCGATGAATCAACGGATCATCGACGCGATGACGGATGCGGGACTCACGTCCGTGAGTGTGGACGCGGCGATCGGCGCCATCTTCGGGGATGCTCCGGGGCAATGCGGTGGGGGCGCGGTCGAGATTTTCCCGACGAGTTTGACGGGAACCGTTCAGGCGACAAAGTACGGTCTATCGATCGGCTGGCAGGGCGGTAGCGGCGCCATGACGTTGTCCTATACCGCCAACGGGACCTCGAGCACCTGCGGCACAACCTATACGCCGATTACGACCGTTGCGGCTTCAGCGAATTCCTACTCGTGGACGACCTACATTCCCGCAACACGGTCGATGTGTATCCAATTCAGTTCATCGGGCAGTACGGCCACGACCGGCCCGTTTGTGATGAAAGGGCGGTTGGGCAAGTGAAACTCGTATTGATCCTTCTTCTCTGTGCGTGTCCGTTGTTCGCAGACACTCCCGTTTTTGACAACAACTCTACGGGAAACGGCACTGATGACTTCTCGTTCAGTCACACGAACAACTGCACCGTCAACTGCGGCATGGTCGTGGTGACCTGCACCTCGACGGGCGGAGGCACGAGCGTTTCCAGCGTGACCTACAACAGCGTGGCGATGACGGAGTTGGGCGGCGTGGGCGGCGTCTTTCAAGTCGGGGTCCGCACGCAACTCTGGCAACTGAACGCACCCACCAGCGGAACGAATTCCGTAGCGGTTGCCGTGACCAACTCAAATGAAGCATCGGCCGCTGCCATCACCTACTCGAACGTGAATCAGTCCACCGCGGTCGGAACACCCACAACGGGCGGCGGCTCTGGCTCGGCACCCTCGATTGCCGTGACCTCGGCCGTGGGCGAAGTGGTCGTCGATGGGGTGTGCAGCACGGACAACGTTACCTTTACGGCCGGAGCGGGACAAACGAAACGCGCTGGATTGGCCGTGAACAATGTCTCGAACGGCGCATCGGAAGAAGCCGGGGCGGCGAGCGTGACCATGTCCTGGACCAATAGCGTTACCGACTGGGCGGCGATCGGCGTCAGCTTGAAACCCTCCGCCGCACCTCCCGTGGGCGGCTCCGGGGCCGCGCCGCGTATGGCAGAAAGGCTTTATCAATGAAATACCGCATCGTGGCCCTATTGGCCTTCCTCTTGTGTCCCCTGTCGCTATTGGCGCAAATGCCACTGCGGCAATCGACAGCCACCCAGGTTGAAATCCTGGCTATGTCGAGTGCCGGACTGCTCTGGACGAACACGGGCTCCAACGCGAACATCACGATCAGCTTAACCAAGGCCGCCGACACGGCGATCCCGGCCTACAGCGAATGGGTGCCGACGACGAGAGGTGGCGGGACACACGATGCCGACGTGACGGCGGTTGGCAAAAGCACATGGACGGTGGAGTTGACCGCCACCGACGTGAACACGCTGGGGCGCACCCAGGTCTGTTTCCGGCAGCCGGTGCAGTCCGTTAACTTCTGTCAGGCGTTCATCGTTCAAGCGGCGAACAGCTACGACGCCAACCATATTGGGGATCTGGCCGTGGATGTGTTGACGGCCTCCGCGACGGGCACCGCCGACAGCGGCACGACGACCACGATGGTCGATGCGGGCCGGACCGAGGCGGATACGGACTACTTTGCGGGAAGCATCATTCGGTTTGTCAGCGGTAATATCTCGGGACAGTCTCGGCTGATCACCGCCTTCAATGCAGCAACCGACACGATCACCTTCACGCCGGCCACGACACAAGCCGTCACGACGCAGAATTATGAAATCCTTCCGGCGTCTGCCCAGCCCTTATCGACGATCATCAAAAACGTCGCGTCTCAACAGCTCGGGATTTGGTTTAAGACCTCGGCGGGAGCGAACGCCACGGGTATCTCGACAGCGAATATCACCTGCACGATCTCCAAAGATTTCGGCGCACCCGCAACGACGAACGACACGACCGAAGCCGAGGTGGGGAATGGCGTTTACTATATCGATATCACGCAGACGGAATCGAATGCGAACTGGATTGCCCTGAACTGTAATGATGCCAGCGGTGTTGGCTTGCCCTACAGCGCGTTGATCACCACACAACACTAGCGGTCGATGGCCAATCCCGTCATCACCTATAACAGTCGCACGATTACTCTTCCTTCTCCACAGAAGGCGATCAGTGCGCCGCCACGGCCTCCGGTCACGATCAATACAACGATTACCGGAGTCAGCGAGTTTATCCGCACGCCGTATGTCTCGTGTGAGGTTCAAGTTGAATGGCCGCCCATGGATTCCTTATCCACCCTGCTGTCGTTGCAGAACTTCCTGCAGTGGGTCTTTCGAGGGGAACCGTGGTCCTTAGCCCTGGACTCGTCGAAGGTGGTCGATACCCTGACGGTCGTCGATGCGCTCGCTGGAGACTCGGCCGTATATCTCAACAATGCCGCAGGCGTTACCGTTGGTCAAGTCTACAAGCTGGTGGATGGGCCAAACTATCAACTCGTCACCGTCTCAACGGTGGTCGGGGATCTCGTCACCTTGGCGTCTTCGCTGGATGCGGATATGGCCGCAGGCGCGATCTTCCGCGACCAATTCTTTTTCCCCGGAACCATCCGTGATCCGAATGTCGCTTACCCGATTCAGTATGTGCCTGTCGGGGATAAGCCATCGTTTCCGCCGACGCGATTTCTTTTCGCGCTGAGCTTTTTTGAGGTCTTCAATCAGGAGTCCACGATGCTGTTTAAGGTCTTAAGCGCGAATGCGAGCGGCTCGGATGTTGCCACGGCGCAACCCTGGTTCCCGACATCGGGCGGGGTGTCGGTTGCCGGGAATACGACCTATTTCTTTCAAGGAGAATTACGCACGTCACGTTCAGCGGGGACCACGTCCCATACCACAAGCCTTTTATTTGGCGGTACAGCCACGCTAACGGGTATCCGCTACAAAGCGATCTGTAACAGTGGGGAAGCAGTCGCGAATATTGCCGAGAATGGGGTTTCTCAAGAAGCCGCGACAGCCACCGTGTTTAAGTCGGCGAGCACGGGTGCGACTGAGCAGATCAGTTTGCGTGTCACAGGAATTGTAAGGATCAATGTGGCGGGCACCTTCATCCCGCAATTTCAATATTCCGCTGCTCCGGGTGGCGCGCCGACGATTCTGGCGAATTCGTATTTTCGGATGGAGCCGATGGGTTCGGGTAGCGTCGTCAGTCAGGGAACGTGGGCGTAAAAGCATGAAGGATTGGGACGTGAGAACCACGCCCCGCCCCGCCGGAACCGACCATGTCATGCCGTAACAAGACTCGCCGGACCACACCTAATGCAGTACGAAGAGTGTATCAGAAATGCCTGATTTTGTAATAGTTAGGCCTGGCGGCGTAGCGACTCCCGGCAGCACGCCAGTCACGATACCCACGGTGTTGCCCAGCGGGGCGGCTCCACCTCCTGCCCTGCCCGATGCGCCGGGACATTTTACCAGCACCAACTATGCCGCGACATTAGTCGAGACGACACGGACCCCGATTTATCAGTGCGTGATCAGCAAACCCTTGGCGGGTCCGAGCGCGTATTGGACTCTCGATGAAGGTGCCGGAGCGACCCGCGTCGATTCTGTGGGGCTGAATAATCTCACCTCCATCAATACGGTAGGTCAAGCGACGGGACACGTTTCGACCGCTGCGCAATTCAACAAAGCAAGCCTTCGCTATCTGACATGCACGCCGAAAGCGTCACTGCTACACAACCAGCATTCCTTCACGATCACCGCTAGGGTCTACATGGATTCAAAGACGGCGTACATGGCGATCTGTGGGCAGTACGGGCCGAACAATGATCAGCGGTCGTATCTGCTTTACTACGATCAAGGGTCCGACCGTTTCGGCTTTCTTATCAATAACGGGTCAGGCAGTCAGCAGATTCTTCTGGCGAATAGCTTTGGCGCACCCTCGACCGGCGTCGATTACTTCCTCGAAGCACAATACAACGACGAAGACGGAATGATTTACATATCGGTCAACAATATTCGAGACTCCGTCGCCCGTTCGTTCGTGTTGAGCGATATCACCTATGCCTTCAATGTGGGCGTGCAGAACACGACAGGGGCCTATTACTGGGACGGCTGGATTGACGAACTCCGGTTTTATAAGTTCGCTTTATCCGATACCGAGCGCACGGCCCTGTATCAGGATCGAAGCTACACCGGGGTTCCGTTTGAAGTCGCGAGCGCGCATCCGTCGAATCGCGACCCGATTGGTTTGGAATGCTTGATTCCCATCACGCTCGAAAGTCGCGCCGATATTGAGCAGTCGCGCTTCCCGCTCTCGACGCTCGTCTTTGCGCTCGTGTCGGACGAGGCAGGACAGGTGCGGGCGGCGGTGACGGAGGGACTTGCCGGAAATACGATTGATTTTTATCTTGGCTTCTGGGAACTCGAATGGGAAGCGAACAAGCGGTTACGGTTTCACGGGGTGATTACGGAGATTGAACAGCACGCGGGAATCTATCAAATCACGGCACGATCGCCCATGTCGGTTGCCAACGATGTTCAGGTATTTGATGGTGCGCAGACCCGATTAACCTCGGCAATCACCTCAACGGATACCACGTTTCAAGTGGACAACACCGACGCCTTTGCGGAGCCGAATTCCGATATCAATCTGACCTATTCGATGTTGATTGAAAACGAGTTCGTCTTTCCTCGTGG